ACACTAAGGAGTGTCGTATTCCTTTGGTTACTGGTTTGACTCTATGCCAAACAAAAGATGGAAAGATAATCACGCTACCTTTCTTTCTAATTTCTTCACATATTCTTGGCTGTGAGCCTTCGTCTGTATTTCTAAAATCAAACTCTAAATCTCCGCCTTCATATTCATCAGGATCGGTTAAAGATACAGTCATGCTAAGTTTTCTATACTTACCATGCACATTTCGGTTTTCAGGATTGTTGTAAGGTTCTTCGTAAGAGTCGCAATGCCAGTCATAATACTGACCAACTTTATATTCAGTAAATTGACAAGACTCGCTAAAATCCCATTCAAAATTCCACCCAGCGTTATAATTTGCTTGATGGATGTAAGGTTGTATTTCGTTGTATATCCATCGGTCATTCATCCAAACAACATCAGACTTGCGTTTCTTTTGGATGTTTTTGAGTTCTAACTTGGTTAGGTTGTCTTTATTAGCGTTACCTGTAAGAGCTATTTCTTTATTTTGCTCTTGACCATAACGAACTATGTCATCACATATTCTTTCAGGTATGGCTGATTGAAAGTACCAATAATAGTATTTTAGATTCAAAACAATGCCTCATCATTAATAATTGCTTTGCCAAATTTTTCTAAAGATAGGTCTTTATACTTTTCTATAATTTTTGGAGTTAAATACATATTTATGTCATAACTATTTTTTTCTACTTTATCTTCTTTAACATCATGATATGTCTTACCTAAAACAGTATCATCGTATTGAACATTATTTATAGTTAGTTGGTTTAAATTAACATATCTATGGTTTTTTTCAGGTATATCTAAAAATTTATAGATATTTTGTATAGTGTTTTTGGGGTTCTTTACTAACTCTTCATAACTAATTCTAATATAGTCATGCTTACTTTGTAATATGTTATATATAGAATAAGAAAACAGAGTTAGTGGACCACCTGTCATTTGATCGTAACAATAATCTTCTAATTCTTTCTTATTAAAATTTTCTATCCTAGCAAAAGAACCTAGTATTTCTATAAATGGTCTTTCTAAAATAATAAATTTTGGATTTGGGGTTATGTATTTTTCTATAAGGTTTAAATTTTTAGCTGTTCCCCAAGGTCCTCTATCAATAATATGGTTGCTTTTGTAATCCTTAAAGTATGTGCTTAAAGATGTTTTTATTAAATTATCTAATGAGGAATGGTCAGGAAAATTTTTAAAATTTATTGTTTGTTTTATTTCATTAAGCACATATATAATTTCTGCTGCAATAGAGTGAGCAGTAACCGTTATGTCAGAATTTTGATTTAATATAGATGCAAGTAAAGTATTTCCAGACCTAGGCAAACTACATAAAAAATAAATATTTTTCATCTTCTCTCTCTTAAGAGATCAGTATAGTTTAGATGTGGTTTAAAAGAAAGGTTGTTGTTAGTTTGTCCAATCGCCAGCTTTGACTTGTCTAAAGACTTGTCTCATATCCCAACAGCTTGAGGCTACAAATGGTTCTTTTACGATAACGACACCTGAACCACCTGCTGCTCCATTAGACGGTGGATAACTTGCGTGCATAGCACCTCCGCCACCGCCACCTGTGTTAGCTGTACCTGCGGTTATTGGATTTGATATACCTTTACCATCTCCACCACCACCTGCTCCGCCAGTACCACCTGCTGCTTGAAAATAACCACCGCCACCTCCGCCACCTGCATAAGTTACAGATGAGCCTGTGATTGAACTTGCTAATCCTGCTCCGCCAGGACCGCCTGTTAAACTAGCGTTTGGTCCTGTACCTGCAGTTGAATTTGAGCCTACTGCTCCTGCACCACCACCTCCAGCACCTGAACCATTTTGTCCTGGAGTTAAAGCGGCAGAACCACCATTATTTCCTTGTCCAGGTGTTCCTGTTCCACCACCTGCGGCAGTATCAGCTACATAGCTACCACCTCCACCACCTGACCCACCAGGACCTCCTTCCGAGGGATTGCCATTGCTACCACCAAAACCACCGCCAGTTGAAGTAATTGGGGAGGGTGTACCTAAGACTGAATTGCTGCCTGCAACTCCATTAGAACCACTTCCGCCACCTGCTCCGCCACCACCAACTGTAACTGGGTAAGGTGAGTTTCCTGAGACTGGATTACCTGCAGCTGTTCTATAGCCACCTGCTCCGCCTCCGCCTCCATAATAGATACCTGAACCTCCGCCTCCACCTGCGACTACTAAATATTCAATGGCTGTGGTCTGAGGTTGAGTAGTAAGAGTTCCGCTAGAGTTAAATGTGGTAACTTGTTCTGCTTGAGTTGCTTGTGCTGCTCCTATTAATCTAGGCATTTGTCCATGTCCCTGCTTTCACATTGTCATAAAGGGCGTTCATGTCCCATACTCCTGATACTCTATATCCTGCATTAGGTTCTTTGATGATAACTACACCTGAACCACCAGCACCGCCTGGAACTGGAGTAAAAGGTGGATTACCAATATCAGTTCCGCCACCGCCACCGCCAGTATTAACAGTTCCGCCTGGATTTGGTGAATCTACAGGATTTGAACCTGGTGCGCCGCCTCCTAGACCTCCTACTCCAGCAGGTCCATCATTTGTAAATCTTCCACAACCACCGCCTCCGCCTGCTCGATAGACAGATGAACCAGTAATAGAAGAAGCTACGCCATCACCACCATCATAACCTCTTTGTGGGGGTGCAGGGTCGGGACAACTTGCACCTTCTTGTCCTGCTCCACCACCGCCTCCGCCACCAAGATTACTACCACCCTGATAGCGTGCACCACCACCATTGTAGCCTTGCCCTGCTGTTCCGTTACCACCTGCGTTTGAATAAGATGCTCCACCGCCTGATCCTCCATTTCTTGAGGATGATGGGTTAGGTACAAAACCTGCTCCCCCACCGCCAGTGGAAACTATGCCATTAAAACTTGAATCAGAGCCTTCCTTTCCATTTGCTGTTCCGCCTACTGTCTTACCTGCTCCCCCTGCTCCAACAACAACTGGATAAGTTGAGCCTCCTGTAACTGGACTTAAAGGTTCTGCTGATGCTCCGCCACCTGAGTTTTCACCAGGCACTGATGAACGATAGCCACCGCCTCCGCCTCCGCCTGATCCTGCTGCTGCTGAATCTCCACCACCGCCTCCTGCAACGATGACATATTGAACTTCGGTTGTATAAGGTGCTGTGGTTAGATTGCCACTGGCATTAAAAGTTGTAATAACTTCAGGTTGGTCAACTGGGGGGTTATCTACGCCTACTATTCCGCCATTAGGACTAGCCATGGTTAGACCTCATTCCATTGCAGATTAGTAGCATCCCATTCGTAATTGGTTGTAACTATTGGATCGCCAGTGTAGGTTTCTCCTAGCCATTTTTGATTATCTTCATCCCAAGTAATTAGGACTGGTTCTGAGTCTATTTCTGTAACTGTTGGATAGGCAACTGGTGCTTTCCAGTCATCGTTAGAATCTAATGACCAAGATGGGTAAGGTTGAGGACTTATGAATTTATCTTTTGATGCATCATAAGTATCGCCAATACCTGCATAGTGTTTTCTAAAATTGTGATTGTATGAAGTTTGTTTCCAAGCAGTACCACCTGTTGAGTGTGGAACGATAGATGCTACAAATGTTTCTGCTTGAGTAGATTCATCGCCACCATTGGCATCTACATCATCGTTGGATATTACTATTACTCGTAATACTTCGTTGCTGTTATTAAGTTCTGCAAAGTGAGCCATATTTGTACTCCTTAAGCGTCATCTAATTCTTCGTAGTTAATGGTGTAAGTTAAATCGCCAGTAGCACTTGCACCACCCTCTAAGATATCTCCTTCTTCAAGATAGATGCCTGAGTTCTTATCAATAAGAACCAAAGTAGCATCTGCTGGAACAGAGATAGTTGAAGCGAATAAAACCACTGTACTGCCACTTTTAATAATTCCCATTGTTACATCAGCAGCGTTAGTACCGTCTATATTTGCAACAATAATGCTATTAATTTTAATTAACTTATCACTTGCACAAGTTAATAAATCGGTTGTAAGAGTAGTTGTTAAAGCTCCGTTTATACTGTTAGCATAAATTGAAGTTACATTTACTAAATTTGGATTTGCCATAATATTGTCCTAATTTTATCCGAAAACCAAAGCCATTGCTATAGCTTTACCTGTTGTTGCTACACCTGAATTATCTATAGTAAGTGAAGATGCAACATTTAAATCTGTTAAAGCATTTACGACATTCGCACTTGCTCCTCCGCCATCAGAATATACAACAGCAACAGCACCATTGGTGATTGTTACGCTTGTACCTGAACCTTGTTTAACTGTTATGGATTGACCGCCAGTTGTAGCGTTTTCTATAATCCATATTTTAGAAACATCATTTGGGGCTAAAGTTAAATTCCTAGTCGCGGTTAAAGAAACTCCTGAAGTAACTTTAAAATATAAACTCCGAGCAGGATCGGTTGCTCCGTCTGCTATGGTTGTTGTAGCATCTGCATCAGAACTAAAAGATGCTTCAGTACCAAAGCTAAAAGCTTCTGCTATAAGTTCTAAATTAGTATTGGTACTTGTTCCCCAAGTTCCTGACTCATCACCTGTGGTGATTTCCTTGAGCCTTAAATCATTTACATAAGTTGCCATCTTTTACCTCTGAGCATTTATTATGCCATCTTTTTTTTGGTTATTGTATATTAAATTATGCGGCCACATCTGTCCAATTTGGCGTTTGAGACTCGTCAATTAACCCCCAAACATTTAGATTACTTAGTTCAACTGTAGCTGATACGCCTGTTATTGTTACATTAGCTTCTGCATCTACCGTTGCTGTGCCTAAAAAACCTGTTCCAGTTAATGATCCTACAAAAATCTTATTAACTGTTTGTGTTGTTGCTGTGCCTAAAGCACTTGTTCCTGCTACGCCTGTTGTAATAATAATGGTGGCTTCTGCATCAACCAATACTGAAACGTTGCCTAGAGTAGCGCTGGCTCCATCTAATGAAACCTTTGCGTCTGCTTCTGGTGTAACTGTACCTAGAGCAGAAGTTCCTTCTAACCCTGTAGGGAATATGTTTGCTATACCAGTTACGCTGGCTATTGTTTCTAGTGCTGAGGTGCTTTCTAATCCTGCTGGAGTAGCATTAGCATCTGCGTTGATTGTGACTGAAACTGCGCCTAGTGTGGCTGTAATACCAGCTACTGCTGCGACTGCTTGAGCATTTACTCCTGGTGAAGTTAGAATTGCTGTTGCGGATACACCTGTAATTTCAACTGGAACAGAGCCTTCGCCCCACTCAAGTTGACCCCAAGTGCCTCGACCCCAACCATTAAGAAAAGCCATTTAAGGCTAGGCGATTCTTATAATCGCTGTAGAAGCTGCTGCTGCTGGGAATACAATAGTGAAGTCTCCAGCGGTAGATGTTTTATCACCACCAAAGTCAATTGTTGCTACTGACTTGTTTGCATCAGAGCTGTTGTAAATCATACAACCTCTAGCAGTAATGGTAGCTGTACCAAAAGTTAAATCAGCAAAGTCTGTAAAAGCTGTTGTTCCAGAACTTGTTGGAGTTACGTTAGTTAAAGTTCCTCCACCTGAAGAATAGTTAGTACCAGATGCTTCTCCAGTAGTAGTAAACGAAGTGGTGGTAGCACCTAAAGTTGCTGATGAAGTATACAAAGCCAGTTTAAAAGCATCAGCTCCAGTATCGAAATCATGATTGCCTTTTAAAAGCTCCACTTTAAAACTTGTTGTAAGTGTTGATGTAATTGCCATAATTATAGTTTCCTAATTAAATCAGAGGCTTCTTTTAAACCTGCTTTATCTAATTGATTATTAATTGTAATCCTATCAGATTTTATAGCATTTTGCATATATTGTTCAATAACTTTTTGAATATTGTCTTTGTACTCTTTTACTTGATTTTGAATTTCTTCTGGCGCTTCTTGACTTACTTGCACAATTCTTTCTATACAAAGGTTAGACCAAAACTCAACTGG